CAGCAATTGCTACCCCGACCCAACCTATAGGCAGCGCAAGCAACGCGGCACCGAGTAGCCTGACGACGAACAACACGCGCGACAGGCCGCTTGCCTTGGTGAGCGACAACGCCAATGCCATGCACGAAAACGCGACGTGATTCCGTGGATGACGCCCGCGAATCCACCAGCCTTTATTCTTGCCAACGGCGCAAATAGTCCGCGCACGCCGGCCGCGGCCTTGCCCGTTGCCGCAGGAATCAGCCCCGCAGCCCCTGCGAATCCGGACATCGTATTCGTCGCAGAAGCCAGCGCACCGACTTTGATTGCGCCGAGACCTTTGCCGGCCAGTCCCGCGAATGCGGCAACGCGCCCAAGGCCGCCAGCGAGCAGGCCAGCGCCGCCGGCGAGCAGACCCAGACCCATGATGATTGGGCCGAGCACGACACCGAGCGCGCCGAGCGCGGCGACGGCGAGAGTCACGTTGCTGGCAATCCGTGGGCTGGCCTCGATCCAGGTTTGCATCTTGTCGAGCAGCGGGCCGAGTCGCTCCGACAGCGTGTTAATGACCGGCAACAACGCCTCGCCCAAAATGATCTTGAGGTTGTCAACTGACTCTCGGATGCGCTTCAGCCTCAGCGTGGCGTCTTCCGCCAGTCGCTGATCGAACATTTGGCCGATCACGTCTTGTGCTGGCGCCGCATTGGCTGCCGCGCGGACTTGCTCGAACTCTTCCCAGTGACGAGTCAGTGATACCAGCGCCGCGCGCGCTTCCTTGTCGCCGAAGATTTGGCCGATCTTGAATTGATCGCCGTCGGTGACATCCTGCACCATCGCGATGAACTCATCGAAGACGTTTTTCCCCTCATCGCGCCATTTCTGTAGCGCGGCAGGCAGGTCTACGCCGAACTTCTTTTCCAGCGCCGTGACCGTCGCGGGCGCAAACATCTTTTCCATCAGGTCGCCGGCTTGCGTCGCTGCTTGCCCGGCAGAGCCTGCGCGCTTCTCGATCACTTGCAGCATGGCCGACAGCGTGCCAACGGCCTCTGAGCCGGTGTATAGCTTGGCCATACTCGCCGCAAGTTGCGGGAAGTATTCGGCCATGTCGCGTACTTCAAAGCCGCCCGCAGCCGCGGCCGCCGCCATACGGTTGAACGGGTCTGAAAGCTGCGCAGGATCAATCTTCAGTGACGCGACCAGCGCCGTCGATACGCGCGCCGTGTCGCCGATCTCGGCCTTCAGCGCCGCGGCCGCCTTGGTCGCATCAGGCAACGCGGCCGCAGCCTGCTCGAACCCCAGTCCTTTGGCGGTCATCAGCCCGAGCGCTTGGGTGATGGCGAGCTGATCCTCGCCATACTCGGCAGCCAGATCGCGAAGCAGTGGGCGAATCTTGCCGACCTCGCCAGCGGTCTTGTCGGCAACAATCGCGACTTCTGTCAGCTCAGATTGGAGCTCAATTGCGGCTTGTACCGATCCCTGCAACGGCATCAACAACTGCCGCCCGCCATAGGCCGCGCCGGCGCCGATCATGGACAGCTCGGCTCCGGTGCGGCGCAGGTTGCGACCCATGCGCGCAAGCGGCTTGGTCAATCTATCGACTAAGCCAACCAGGACCTCGACTTTGAGCTGTGCCATTGCGTTATCTCATGACCCCGTACATCCAGCGATAGACTGCGGAGCTTGCGGCACCGACTGCAACATCCTCCGCGCCACGGGCAACGCGCTCAACCGTGTCGAGGCGACGATAGGCGCCGCTGCGTAGCGGTGCCGGCGCGTCAACGACAGGATGACCCATAGTCTGCATGCTGCGATTGGCCCGCGCCGCTTCGGCCGCTGCCGCCCCTGTGGCCTCGATGCGCCGCTGTTTCCCGGTTGTCGTGTCCGAGTAGGTGCCTCCCCCGAGTGAGTCGCAGCCCGACAGGGGGATCAGCAGCGCTACCGATGCGATAATGCCGGCTAACTTGCTGGACATGGGCTAAACTCCTAAAGGCACAACAACCAGAGGCACAACGATGACCGATAACATTCCCCACTCCGCCGGTTACTATGGCGCTCAAATCGCAGCATGGGCCGTTGCTGGCCCTGCGTTGGTAATCGCCATCCTGCTGCTGGTCAGCGGCTCGTTTATCGCCGCCTTGCTGTTTGCCGTAGGCGGCTTGATCATGCTCGGCATCGGCGACTTTGTCGGCGCCGTCTTTGATCGCATCAAGTACCGCCATGCTGCGCCCGCAACCACCGCTCGGCACGCTCGGCCCAATCCATCAGCTCGCTGAGCGGCATCCATGCCATCTCGCTGATCGGCTGATGGAAGGCCGCGGCGACTAGCTCGAAAGCGTCTTCGACGGCGGCTGGGATGGCGCCAGGTCCATCCCCGCTTCCTCCGGCGCGAAAAAACCCACGCACTCCGTCATCAGCCGCATCATATCGGCGGAGCCCAACCGCCAGAACTGCGCCTTTTCGATCGTGCTGATGCGCTCTAGAAGTTGCGCGTGCGCGGTCGGGTTAAGTTGCAGCACATCGAGCAGGTTCAATGAGCGCAGATCGCCAGCAAGCGGTGCGCGGATAATGACCTCGGTGCCGTCGGATAGCGTAATGGTCTTGTCGTCCATTGATTACCTCAGAATCCGATGGCGGCGCGCAGGTCTTGCATCTGATCGGTGCCGTCGATGATGCGCGTCATCAGCTCCACGTCGACCTCGATCAGTGTGGCGCCGGCAACGCTTAGTTTGTACTTGCGGCAGTTCATCGTGAACTCAGTTTTTGACGCATCCTTGCTTGCGGACTCCCATCCGCCGGGCGCGAACTCGTGCACCTGACCCTCGGCCTCGATAACAACGGCCTCGGTTGTCTCATTCTCGTCATCGACCTGCGCAGCCCTCAGCGTCACCTGCACGGCGCGGCCATCGATCAGCCCCCACTGAGTGATGACATCTCGATTGTACTCATAGAGGCTGAACTTCAGGTCAATCGGTTCGAACCGGCCCATGTCGACCTTGGCGACACCGGACATGCCGCCAGCGGCATAGTCCTCAGTCGTAATCGACAGCGTCGGCGGCTCGCATTCCGCCTTGCCGGCATAGTGCCGGCCATCGATGAAAACGTTATACGCTTTTTGAAGTTTTGGGATTGGCATGGGATACGCTCCAATTAGGCCGCGGCGGCCAGTACGTTGGACAGATACTCGTTATTGAGCGATGCGCGGAATGTGATGCGCTCGGCCGGCGGGTACAGGCCGATATCCATATTGAAGTAGATTCGGCCATTGGCCAGACTCTCCGGCGTATTCAGCTCCGGATCAGCCTCGATTTTGCCGCCGGCGAAATGGCCGAGCTTGGTCTGCTGGTCAATCCACCGCTGCACGCTGAAGGCCACGTCCTCGATATAGGTGCGCGTAATGTTGCGGTCGACAGCCCACAGATGACTCGCCTCCAGCGCCTCATAGGCCATATCGGCAGCGCGGCGAACGTTAATGAACTGCCACTGCGGGTCGGCCGACGTGGTGCGGTTGCCCCAGAGTCGCCATCCCTCGTGATTGATAATCACAGTGACATCGTTTTCATTGAGCACATTGGAGCGCGACGACGAATCGCTCAGAGCGAAATCGATCGGCCGGGCAGTGCCGGTGATACCGCGCATCATCTTGTTCGACGGCGAGGTATGCCAGCCGTTGCGCCGGTCATTCTCCGCCATCACACCGGCCGCGCGGGCCGATGCGCCCTCATAACGATAGGCGTTGAGCGCGGTATCGAACACCTGTACCTTCGGGTCGACGATATAGACGCGATCCGAGCCAAAGTTGCCGCGGAAGTTAATGGCCTCGGCGTCCGTCGTGTTCGGACCATCGATGATTGCGATCGCGCGCAGTCGGCTTGCAACGCCGTCCAGCTCCGTCGCCAGCGCAACCTCGTGCGACCAGTCAGGGGCGATCAGGATTTTCGGCTTGACGCCGATGGCCGCCTCGCTGCCCATGAATGCGTGCACGCCGGTCCAGGCGGTATTTGAGCCGATGAAGTTCGCCAGCGTCGCATCATCATCCACGCCCTCAGCGATACGCACGACGACGACCAGGGTTGCAGCGTGGTCGAATACCGCATCGATTGCGCGGGGCAGCGAGCCGGTGGCGCCAAGCCGTGCGGCATCGGTGCGACGACCGGCAACCAGGGTCGGCGTATTCAACGGGAATGCCTCGTCCAATCCGCCCTCCAGGTACGCGAAGCGGTTGTTCGTTGGCATCAGGCCGGAGCCGTCGCTGGTATCGAGCGCCGCGGCCGTGACCAGGGCTGTCGCGGCGGTGCTGTTGCCCATCGCGGTGACAACCTCGCCCGCCGTGCTGGTCACAACGCCGTCGCCATCGGTGGCCAGCGTCACCGTCACTTCGGTCTGCTGCACGCTAACGGCCAGCGTTTGATTGGCGCCGGTGCCGTTAAAGTACATGGCCACGTTGTTTCCGGCCACGCCGGCACTTGCGGCGGTAAAGACGATGCCATTGTTTGCGGCAACGGTGCCGACAGTCAGGCTTGCAGAAACAGCGGCCTCGCTATCAGGCGCGGTGCCGATAAGACCGATAACGGCGCTGCGCTTGAACTCGATTGAGCGCGGCCCGGACGGAAGTTCAACGACTTCTACACCGTGGAGAAAATCAGTAGTCATTTCATTACCTCGTTAGTATTCAATCACAATCAAACCAGGGCCGCCGTAATTATTCGGCGCAGCGCCTCCGCCTCCGCCATAGCCAGCCGGCTCCGTTGCTGTCCCGCCAAGGCCGAATGGGGTTCCCCTAATCCACTCGTCGCCTGACGATTGACCGCTTGTCCCCTCAACAATGAACGCTGGCGGGATAGTTTTGGTCAACTTCAATGGCTCCCCTTTAAGAAGCTGGGAATCAGAATCAGCGCCACCGTCAATGCCGTAATCGCCAAAGTAGGTGGGACCTCCGTCGCCAGTCGTTAATACGGATCGCCCTGGCACAACATAATCGAATGTCGCGCCAGGCTCGGTCAGTATTGGGAATCGATAAAGCAGCCCAGCGCGCGCGCCACCTATTCCGCTTCCGCCTTGGCCCACCATGCTCAACCAGATGATTGAGACACCGGCGGGAACGGTCCATGTGCCGGTCGCGGCGCCTGGGATTTCTACGCGGGGATGTGGCACATAGTGCGTTTGCAGCTTTGCTGCCAGCGCAGGCGTCCACGACGCTCCATCCGCGCGGGTAGCAATCAGCGACTCCATCGTGTTCAGGCTGCGCTGAAGCAGACCAAGAAATGCGGCACTCAGGTCCATTAGCTTGTCAGCTCCGTTACCAGGCCGGTGACAAGCCCGCTCTCGTCATAGGAGATTGTGAGCGTTTGCGTCTGGCCATTGAGTACCGACGTGACGGTTGTCAACTTGCCATCAACATCATAGGTCATTGTCTGCACCTGCTGCGTTTCATCGGTATAAGTCGCCGTCACTGTATCAATGCGCCCCTCGCCGTCATACGTGATAGCGACCGACGGATACGGGTCCAGCGCGGAAACAACCTGAGCCGCTGTATTAGCGTCCTGCTCTAGTTGCGTTAGCGTAGATTGCGCATCCGCCAAAACCGGCAAAATCGAGTCATTAATCTGCTGCAACCCGTCAGCAGCGAACGTATCAGCCTGGTCCTGCACCTGCTGCAGTATCGGGCCAAGAACGTTGTCGATACGCTCAAGTCCTTGGTCGGTCAGCACGCCAACCGCAGCATCCCAATCAACACCCTTGTCCTCCAGCGCCCCGGTGCGAAGGTCCAGGTCGCGGAAAACGGCGTTGAACACCGCCGCACTAAGCGGCGTGCGTCCGTCGACAAACCGATATCTGTCGAATTTGATAGCCATTACACGGCAACGTCAGTGCGCTCGATGATCGTGAAAGGCCGCACCGTGCCAGACAGTGTTGCCGCAATCTTGATCTGATACGCGGAGATGCCTACACCGTCTTCCGGCGTGAAAGAGGCACTCATGCGCGTGCCGCCGGCCTCGTCTTTTGTAGTCACGCTGTCTGCCGAGTACGTGGTCCCGCCGTTTTCGAGCGTGATCGTAATCGCGTGCTCATCGCTATCATAGCCGTCGAGCAGCAGCCGGACCTCGATCGCATCCGACGCCGAGTCGAGAGTGCGCTCCTCGCTCCAGTGCACCAGAGAGGTAGCCGGGCGCGATGCGGTTAGGCCGGTGGCGTTAGTCCTGAAAGCCGGTGCCAGGTCCGTGGTATTGGTGAACACCGCTCGCATTGGCAGGATGTCCGGGCTTGCGGAGCTAATGGCATCGCCTGCGGAAGACAGGTCGCGCCAAACTCCATTCAGCTGAACCTCCCACGTCAGCTCGGTGCCCTCCGGAATGTGCTGTTCGAGCTCCAGGTCGATATCCGTCATTCCGCCGGCAAGGGCGACCGCGTTCATGCTGACCTCGGTGCGCGTCTGACTGAACTTTGCGCCATACAGCGAGAACATCAGGTCTTTGGTCAGATCGCCGGCGAGATAATCGCCGTCGGTGCCGAAGAACAGCGTGCCTTGCGTGTAGTTGCCGCCATCAACAACGGCGACTGAATGCGCGCCCGCACTCACCAGCACAACAGCGTAGCGTTGGCCTGACTCCAGGAACGTCGGCTCTAGCGAGACTTGCGTTTCACCGAGATAGGTATTGGCGATGTTCTCGGCTGTGAGAGTCGTGCTGGTCAACACCTTGGTGAGATCCGGCTTTCCGGATTCGCACTCGGTAATCAATACCGTGACATCATGCCCGGCCTGCACCGTCGTGAAGTGCAGACCGACTTTCGTCAGCCACATTGCGTTGCTGTTAAGGAAGGTTTGCGCCACCATCGATCCTGTCTGCGTCGACGGCGTGCTACCCAGCTCGTACAGATACGTCCAGCGGCGATACCAGTAGCGCCGGATCGGGTCGAAATACTGCACCAAGACGCGGCCGCGGCGGTAATCAACGCTCAGCGTGCGCGCATAATAGCCGTAGTAGATCGTATTCCAATACCAATAAGAGTACGGCCACGCCCAGCCCCAGTGCCAGCGCCAGGGATACCATCCGTAGCGGTACCAGCTCCAGGCGAATGCCGGATACTGATTGATGGGCACGGCCCCCGCGTAGCCCACGGTCTGCAGCCTGCGCTCATGCGTGTAAAGCGGCAGCACGAGGTTAGCTGCGCTCTTGCTTACGCTGGGATCATTCGGAGAAAGCAGCGCCAGCGGCGCCACGCTTGACCCCGCGTGGCCAGGACGCAAGCCAGCATCTGTGATGCACGTATATCCTGCGCCGGTATCGTCTGATTTCGAGTCATCAATAAAATGGTCGCTGTCCCAGTTGATGACGCCATCGGGCAAGTTGAGCTCTTGGCGGAGATTGGCCAGGTCGGCCGCCATGTTGATGATGGTCTCATGCGACGCGAGCGCCGTGCTTCGTTCTGCGAGCGCAGCGAGGTCCGATGCGATCGAACTGATGCGAGGCTCAGCTTGCAGTTTCCATAGCTCGACTGACGCCAATCGCGTGTCGATACGCTGCGATTGCGGCAATCGATGAGCGGTCTGCATCTCGATTGATTCGATACCTGTCGTCGTCAGCGTCACCAGCGCGATGACGGTCTGGCTTCCGGTTACGTCCGGCGGCTGCGGAGATGCCGATTCAAGGCCGGCAACATAGTCGACAACGGCTTGCCGCCATCGCGTCATTGCGACCGCTTGCGGCTCGGTCTCGCCGCTGGTGAGATCGACCAGGAAGTCGCGCGGCTCCACATTGGTGTCGTTTGTGTCGCCCCAGACGGTGATTGCCACGACCTTTTTCGTGGCCAGCGGCAATGCGGAAAACAGACTTTTGTCCGTCGGATCGTCCGTCGCGTAAATGACCCCGTTGTTGTAATAGCGACCGGCCGAGACAGTTACCTCGGTTGCCGTCTTTTCCGAAACGTCGAATCCTGCGTACTTAGGATCATCGGCAACAGCGTCGCCGATCAGGTCGCCGAAAGTCTTGGCCGCGTAGTCTTGCAGATTGTTTGGATCGGCTGGCTGGAACTCTTGGCGATCGCGAAAGATGACTTGCTTTTGCATGATGATACCTAGATAGAAAATGACCCGGCGACAACTGCGCCAGCCAGTAGTGTTTGCTTCGCGGTTAGCGGCCGGCTAGCTCGCGTATTGAGTAACGATTGATCCCGCGCGGCAATACCTGCCGACAGTGCTTTTTGCAACGTTCGCAGCCTCGATTTCGGCATTGAAACACAGTATCCACGCACAAACTGACTTAATGCCTGATGCGGCCGTCGGCCGCTAATTTGGCATTTAATCTCCGCTGTGAATGGCGGAAAGCGCAGTCGTTGCGGGCCGACAAAAAGCATTGCGCCTCGGTTTGTGATGGTCCGGCCTGGATCGAACAGCGGTTGATAACGGCCGAGTCTATCGCCCGCAGTACTATCGACACTGTGCATGCCGACCCATTGGCCACAGTGCCATCCGCGGCGAACGCCGGCTATCGCTAGCCCACGCCAAACTGGGGTAATCGGGTCGAGCCCTGGATTGATGACTGTGCGCCGCAGTGTAACAGTCGGCTCCACATAACTGTCATCCACCTGCATCGAATAGATGCGCGTGACCGCATTTGACACCACCGTATACGATGGCATCGTGCGGCCGACAAAAGACACGCGCCCGGCAACGCTGGGAACAGCAACGCGCCGCACGGTGCGGCTTGTGCGCTCTACGTCCGTGATCATTTCAGACCACGTCACCAGCTGCTGCTCACTGCCGTTGCGAGGCTCAAAGAGCCATGCGCGCTCGCCGAATCGCTGTTTCGCGCCGTTGTCGAGCGGGATGTCGGCAGATCGCGAACCGGCCTCGCCGTCGGCGCCGCAATAGAGCCTGTGGAACATGGCGCCGCGGCGAATGCCGTTATTGCGGTAGCGGTACATGCGCAGTTGCGGATACCGCGCGAGAAATGCCTCGCGCTCTTCCAGCGTAAGTGATTGCCCGCAGAACGTGCGCGTGCGCGGCGTGTCCACGCGCAGCAGCGACCCACCAGCGTAGCGTGCCAATGCGCGCAATCCTGCGACGGTCCCGGCGCGACGGTGCAGCACACGGCTATCGCGAACTAGCGCGCGCTTCGTCGACTCGTCCATCCAGTCTGGCCAGATCGCCACGTCGCGATCCCATGCGAGCCACGGCAGATATTGCGACGGAATCTCCATCGGCCGCTGTAACGTCTGCAATAGGTCCACAGCCGCCTCGGTGCGTGCTGTCTCGCTATTGGCTAACGCATGAACTAGCGCGCCTTCAATCGTCGATTGATTAGCCGGCAGCAGCGGTGTATAGGTGTCGCTAGACATCCCTACTCTCCGCGATCGTCAGCGTAATATCCGGTGAAATCGTCATCCCATAGGGGCCGATAACAACATCATCTGCTGGGCTGCTGATGTGCACGTTTTGCACACCGGGAACAACGAGCGCGTCCACAATCCCGGCGCGTGTTAAGTCGTATCCGACTTTGTGCACGCTTGCCAGGTATTCATCCAGCGCCGTCGCTGCGTCGGACAACAACAGATCGGCATCAGGCCCTGGATACAGTGTCAGTTCGGCAACGATCGGCACCGGCTGAATATCGACGGCCAGCACGCTAATCGTATCCGTCAGCGGCATAACCTCCTCTTGACTTAGCGCGGTGCGCACGGTATCGATAAGCAACCCGTCATCGACCACCGGCACAGGGAAGACCTCTCCGCCTATATCTCTTGACTCGCCAGGCCATAAGTCGGCGCCCCATGCCAGTCGCTCCTCGCTCACATGGTCTGGATTTACCCACTCTTTTCCGAGTACGACGACATGCACATGCCCAGGCTGCGGCTTGTGCACGCCCACATCCACGACATCAGGGCTCGCCGACATGGCGTGCCATCGATAAGCGCCGGACGGTCCTGCGCTTGCGGTACTCCACCACGCTTGCTGCGTTCGCAGCCGTAGCGCCGAGTTAGCTTCTCCGCTGAGCCTCGTGACGCCAACATTTGCCGCGAGATGATCTAAGTCGGAGTCTTGGGCATACGCGAGTAGCATTGCGCGAATCCCGTCATTTACTCGGCCGCGCAATAGCAAATCCAGGTAGGCGGCAACCTCCATGACCTTGTTCGCGGGATCGGACTCAATGTCCGCAACATCCCATTCGGGCAGAATCTCAATGAGCTTTGCCTTTGCGGCTGCCAGCTGCGATTCATAGTCCAGCCGCTCGATTGCGTCCGGCAGTCCGATTCGGGAAAAATCAATCAACGCGCCGCTCATCGCTGAAACCTCAGACCGGCGAACGAAATAGCGCGCCCGGTGCGGCGATGGCGCGCGGCAATCGCGAACGTGATTTGCCCGGAAGCGTCAACCTCGACAGGCTCCACCTCTTCGATGAGTATGCGCGGCTCCCAGCGGGAGATTGCGCCGATTGATGCGGCGCGGATGTCCATGATCGTGATTGGATCAAGCGGTGCGTCAACCAGCGCACGCAGCCACGATCCATAATCGCGACGCATAATCCTCTCTCCCGGCAGCGTCAGCAAAATATCCTGCACCGACTGACGAATGTGCGCCACTTCGTCTTGCGACAGCCGGCCATCTGTAGTGATTCCGCTCATTTTATGTGCACGGCGACGATCCATAAAAATCCGGCTCAACCGCGCGGTCTTTTTCCACAAGATATTCTTCGCTAAACGCGCGCCTATCAGAATTACCTTCTGGGCTTTCTGAATCTTTAGGATATTCGCGACAAAGAACAGTGCCACGAAAAAGTATTTTCGGCGCTGTAAAAACAAGCATTGGGCCTTTCCTTTCACCCGGCGGCGCCTCGCTACCCGGCCAAATGCTTCTTGGTAGCTCGATATGGAATACGCCGGTATGCGGGTTGTATTGCATCACAGTGGAGTCACGATAGACTGTCGCGTGCTCACCCCAGTACCGTGGCTGCGGATATTTGTCGCGATAGACACCGCCGAGGATGACGCCATTACTTGG